ATGCCTGATTAACTAATTAATGAGGTAACATATGTCGCTAGTTAAAACAGCTGCTAATACACAGAAGCGTGGAGTAGAGACTCCTAGTGCTTCGTACTTATCACTAAAACCATTATGGAAGAAAGCTCGTTCTGTTCTACAAGGCGAAGCTCATGCTAAAGCACATGATGAGTATATCGAGTCTGATTACTCTAACCTACTACTGCCTTTCTCTCCTAGTATGTCACAACCACAGTATGACTTCTACAAGTCAGAAGCTGAACTACCAGGATTAACAACTCAGTATGCTCGTGTGTTGATTAGTGCTTTATTGCGTAAACCATCACAACTTGAGCTACCTGATATGTTGGGTGAAGATGCTTATGACTGGTTGACTAAGGACATCACACTTGATGGTGCTTCTATGTTTAACTTCTTGGATGCTGCTATCTGGGAAGAACTACAAACATCTCGTGCTTGGGTCTACATTGACCGTCCTTCTGTTTCTGATAATGAGTTGGATATGATGTCTCCTGAAGAGCGTGACATGATTTCTCCTTACCCAGTACTACTTAAAGCAGAGAATGTTATTAACGTACAAGTTAAAGTTCATCCTGTTACTCGTGTTAAGACGCTAAGTCGCTTTATTACTCGCTACATTACTGAAGAGTATGCGGATGACAACCCTTGGCACCCTAACTATATTGATACTGTTTGTGACCACTACCTTGATGAACAAGGTTTGTTGGTGCTAGACTACTATCGTAAGAACCACGGTGCACACGAGGTAGAAGCCCTTAACGGTACTATCTCTCAAGAGTATGAAGATTCTGCTGACGGCGGCTTCCAGCTCTATGACACTGTTTACCCGATGAAGTTTGGTGAGCGCTTAGACCGTGTTCCTGCTTGGCCTTTGAATGGTCAGCTAGACCCTGTTGAGCCTGTGCTTATGCCACTCATCGACCGTGAAGTCGCACTATACAACAAAGTATCTCGTCGTAACCACCTACTAATGGGTGCTGCTACTTATACTCCTGTTGTTCAGTCTGACATGACAGATGAAGAGTTCGAAGAGCTAGTTAACGCTGGCCTTGGTACTTGGCTTCGTGTTCGCAAAGACGAGTCTATTACTGTACTAGAAACACCAACAGGTGCTTTGGCAGACATGGACCGTGCTATTGAGTCTACAGTTGGCGAGATGGCTAAGATGGGTATCCGTATGTTGTCTCCAGAACAAGCCGCTTCAGGTGTTGCTCTAGAGATTCGTAACGCTTCTCAGACAGCACAGCTGGGTACTCTGAACGCTAAGATTTCCGGCACTATGCAGGAGATTATTGCCTTTATGATTAACTGGAAGTATGACGGAGAGTTCACAGGTAACGATATCGAGTTTACCTTGTCTTCAGACTTTGCTGCTACAGTTGGCGGAGAAGGCTCTATGCGTCTTGTTGCTGAATGGTATCAGAGCGGTATTATCTCTCGTGAGACCTTTGTGACTATTGCTAAGTTCAACGACTTCCTACCTGCTGACTACGATGATGAAGTAGCTATTGAAGCTATTCAAACTGACCCGTTAGTTGCTAACCCAGAACTTTCAGATGACCAAATCAATTTGGCTGAAGAATAAGTTAGCGCAGGTTTGCGGGTAACAGTTCGACTAGGCGTCACGTACAGTTACAGATGGGTTCAAGTCCCAAACTAACACCAAATATATTGAGGCTCCCTTCGGGGAGTCTTGATGCCCCTATAGCTCAGTTGGTAGAGCAATTGATTTGTAATCAATAGGTCCGCAGTTCGAGTCTGTGTGGGGGCACCACCTACATCCACGAAGTATAGTAATGGAGAGACTGATGTCTATTAATGAAAAGATTTTTGACCGAATCATCGACCATGCTGGTGATGTAAGGTTATACGAAAACGGGCAACAAAAAGCCCAAAGAGATATACTAAGAAAACACAGGAAGAACCTTAAAGGTATCCTGAAGGAGAACATCCGAGGAAACGTCAAGCCAGAGGTTACTCGTTTCGGTAAAGAAATGAAAGACTCGTTGACGAAGAGTCTGTCGGGCTTCTCCACAGCACAGAAGGCATTCCACAAGAATAACCTTGATGCTGAAATTAAGAAATTCTATCGTACCCAAAAACCATCAACTAAGTCTTTGGTTGCTGAGATTACTGGTCCTAACATTAAAGGCACTCGTACAATCAACGGCAACCTGTCTAACATTGCTTCTGGTGAACTGGTACGTATACAAACTAAAGTCAAAGCTGGCCTTGCTAAAGGGTTAACTAATGACGAGATTATAAAAGACGTAATGAAGACTACGAAGATTACAGAGCATCAATCTAAGACTCTAACTCGTACTTCTATCACAAGAACACAAACAGATGCTATGAATCAAGTCATGGATGCTAACAAAGAAGTCCTCAAGGGCTACATGTTCACAGCTATCCTCGATGGTCGTACTAGTCCTATTTGTTCCTTTCACAATGGTCAGGTATATGAAGTTGGTGACAATCGTTACCAGCCACCTCTACATTGGAACTGTCGCTCTACTATGGTGCCAGTTGTTAAGGACAAAGAAGAGCTTCTGAAAGTAAAGTCTAAAAACATTAAGCCTAGAAACCTTAAGAACACAAGTGCTACTCAGCTTACAGGCGAACCTTCAAGAGTTAAAAGTTACTCTGATTGGCTACGTAAGCAAAGTACTGATGTTCAAGTTAAGATGCTAGGTGGTGAACGTCAAGCAAGCTTATTCCAGAAAGGCCGTATTGCTGCTTCTGAGTTTGTCTCTCCTGTAGGTAAAGCACTATCTCTTAGTGGTTTGATGCGTAGAGCTAACAAGACAGTTAAACGTCCTACAGCTAAGAACGATAGCAACATTGACTTAGAGTTCGGTACACCCACAGAGTTAATGGCTTCTAAAGAGAACACTGCTGCGCTCCGTGCACACTTTAAGAATGATGCTGCAGAGAACGCTCAAGCGTTAGCTCTAGCTGACTTTAAAGGAAACTCCCTATCACAGAAGCAAGCTAGCCGCAGGGCATTCAAGAACAACCGTGAAGGTGCTGTTATGAATGCTGAAGGGGCTGACTATACAAGTGGCGCTGGTCGTCACCTACAGGTCCAGGAAGCAGAGATTCTGCAGGAGCGTCTTGCTAAAGTTACGGATAGCCCTGACTTAACTAACAAGCAAAAGACTTACATTACTAAGTTTGTAAAAGACCTTAGTCGTGATGTGTCTATCAACCAACGTGCTGTTGTAACTGATGTTATGCGCCAAACCTTTACTCGTGCTAATACCACAGGTGAAGTGTGGGGTAAGCCAACTTCTGTTATGCGTAAGTTTACAATCAATGCTGTACAAGACTTAGGTACACTGATGTTTAACCGTAGTGCTGATAGAGGTAAACTCTTTGGTTCACTTACAGCTAAACTTGACAATGACCCAGCGGTTTATATCTTCAATAAGAAGTATACTATCTCTGAAATAGTCGATAGTCAACTTGCTGATAATCGTTTCATTGATACTTGGGAAGGTATCTACGGTGCTAAGCTAGCTAAGAAAGCTTACTACAGTGGTAAAGGCCCAATATCAGCTTACACACAATCTATCATTAAACGCTATCCTAACCGTAAAGAACTTACTGAGAAGGTTTTAAACAACATTCCAGGCTACCAACTTCAGAAGAAGTTCAGAGCCTTGTTTAAGAAAAAGCCTCCTTCAGACTCTTGGTTAAAGATGCAGATTGATAAGATACGTGGCACACAACGTTCGTTCTTAGACCGTGAGTTCTTATTCTTACGTCAACGTGATAAAGCTTCGGCTAACCTAAGAAACAAAACTATCAAGGCAACTTCTAAAGCTATGAAGGCTATTGCTACAGCGGATGGCGCTGATTATGATATGCTGGCTATTAAGATTGGCCAGATGTTTGATGATGAACTTGGTTCACTCAACCCACTACGTTCTAAGACTTTAAAAGACTTCCACAGAGATGGCAGTCGTATTATATCGTCTATAGAAAAGCAGG